CGTGGCCGCATAATAAAGCTCAGTCCCATTGGTATCGGTTACAAATACAAGTGAAGTATACCCCGATACAGTATCAGGTTCAATCTGCAACCCTCCGTTATCGTTAAGGTCTATGACCCTAACGGGAGAAGCCCCGCCCTCGCGTCCGGTGCTGTCCTTAAATACCGTGGCGACCTGATATTGCCCCGGCGGTAAGTCACCGGATACTAGTCGAACCGCTGGCTCAAGTGGAGTAGGAATACGCCAAAGCGTTACCTGATTATCTTTATTAATAATATGCCCTGTGGACAAAACAATAAAGTCTGCGATTTCCACCCAGTAGATGTAGTCTGACCCGATTCCGGAATACAGCAACGATGTCGATTGATCCGGATGAACCAATACCAGATCGCCATTAGCGATTACAAATAAACGCCGCTCATCCTGCGTCGAAAACGCCGAAGTCACCAACGTCAGGTCAAGCGATTTCACATACCCCTGACGCCTTATGATACCGCCGGTGTCATCAACATCCACATTCTCCGCCGTAGTTAACGCGCCTATCGGCAAGCGTCTTGACTGCTCGCGATTGTAGATACCAAGGAACTTGTCTATGTTAACCGTTGGTTCATTAGACATAACTCAACCCCGCCCGATCAGACCAGGCTTTATCAAAATTATCATTGCCATCCGCCCATGTTTCTGTGACGTCATTATCCGCTGCAATAGTGATCTTACGAATACGCCAGACCGATTCTGACTCTGATGAACCCGGCACGGCTTCACCGCGATAGAGCGTTGAGTCGTCTATAAAATCCACTCGCTTGCTGTACATGATCTCATCCTCAGAAGTTCCTGGTCTGCCTTGTGGCCCCATTATACCAACTTCTAACGTCGTTGGTGTAGCGTTCGATGTAACGTCAACAATAGAACCTGTATTGACCTCAACCGTTCGCTCCGTCTCATCGTGTACCGTTAGCGTTGTGTTGTTGGCGACTTCGGCAACGTTGGTTTCGGTGTTGTTGATGACGACTGTGCTTTGGGTCATAACTGTGCCGCTGCTATAAATAAATTATCAAGCTGTTCATCTGTCCAACCGAGCTGAGCCTTCATCGCCGCGACGAGCGCATTATCACGTCTGACTGTCGTGCGATATTCCCATTCGATCTGTGCGGCTTGACCCATGCTTGCTAAATTAGACTCAACAGTATCAAGTAACCCAGCACTTAATAACGCCAGTCTAGCCTGAGCCATTTCAACAACCCATGGCACTCTAGCCGCCAGTTCTTCTGCTGACAACGCTACCACGTCCCATTGTCTAACCCATTCGCTATTAACTAACGCAGGTGCCGAAGTGAGCTTATGCGTTGTGTCATCGTAAACAGGCCGATCTGTTTCTGTTAATGTGTACCAGCCCAACTCTGACAAGTCGCTGCCTTCGCGCATACTGACATTAGGAAACAATCGCCTAATGGCTTGTATTGTCTTAATTTCTGTACCGTTCGTGTAAAGCATAAACCCCTCTAAATAAAACTAACGGCCTGCCGGGCCACTTTATCTGTACCGCCAATGCTGATGGTTAGATCATCTGTCGTCGTTGATTCTGTGCAAATGATGTACCCATGATGTAGGGTTCTTGCACCAACAATGACAGACCCTTCAGCCGGTGAATCGGCCCCTGTCCACGATACTGTTGACGTTGTGTTTGATGCTCGATCTGAACATCCATAAAAAACAACCCCACCAGACTGAATTTCAACGTCGGATAAAGCCGCATTGCTATTAGATGCTTCACTGTTGCTGACATTATCAACTAAAGTTAATGTTGTACTTGGAGCGTTGTATTTATATACAGCAGCAAATACGCTACAGAAAGACGCTGTAACTGTTACAGTTGCGGTGTTATCCGCTGTCACCAGACCCGCAGCAATAATTGTCTGAATAGGATTTGCACCGCCGTCTGTTCCGTAGTACAGCGTTAAATGAGTGCCGCCAACACTCACATCCGTTAAATTTGTGATAGTGGATAAATTAGCCAAACCTAACACGATAATGATGTTTCTATCTGATGCGGCTGCCCCTATATTTATTCCCGTAAAATCTTTTGATCCGCTTACAGCACTACTTTCAAATGAGTCCACAAACTCAACAATACCTCCTGTCGTAGGTTCTGCCGTCTTCAATCGGTTTGCTAATATCATCACGCATCCCCGACATGATTACCGTACAGCGTACCGTTCACTTGCCACAAAACGATAACTGCGTAACCCGAAGTCGGTAACGTCGGTGCGCTACCGCCAACCCATGTAGTTGTCGGCCAGGTCACGGTGTATGCCGTGCCATCGTTTATCATTAACGTCACGCTCTGACCATCGGCTAAAGATTCAGTCAGCGTAGTATTGCCTGATAGTGTTTTATATTGAATCGTGCCGTTTGCCGGATCAATTACAGTACCCGTAAGGTTATAGACGGTTTCTTTGATTTCTGCAAAAGTCTGTTCGGCTGTCCATGTTTGCACAACATCGAGCTTTGCCGTGTCAGCATCATACGCCTGTATCGTAGTTCCGATTGCACCAGATGATAATGCTATAGTTTCAGTGCCGGTATCATCACGAATGGCTAAAGACCCGTCAGTTTTTATATAAAGATTGCTCTTGCCTGTTGCCGGCGTATTCGTTACATCTTCTTCGGTCAGTACAATCTTGCTCATAATAAAACCAAAGTTCCTTCGATAACTAAATCGTTAATGACTTCAAACGATTGATACACAATCAACTGATAGCCCGCTGTAATCGTGATTGAAACATCTGACGATTCAGGTGTTAAAAATGAACTACCTGAGCCGCCAGGTAAAGTATCCCCCGACCGCAACTCTTCGATCGTTCCTGAATATTGGCAGAGCGGACGCTTTTCAGCCATCTTAGACTAAGACAATCGGTTGGTTAGATTGGAAGTTCAGATTTGTCGCGCTGGTTGCAAACCCGACCCGCTGCACGATGTTACCCGACCCGCTCGGTGCGGTAGTCGATACCGTCCCTGCTGTGGTAGTTAAATATTGCAAGCCCGGCGTCAAGCCCGTGACTGATGTATTCGGCCCTTCAAAGTAAACCGTTGCTGCTGCCGGAGAAGTTACCGCGTCTAATACAAAACCGTGTGCTTCTTTGCCCGATGTGGTTGCGTCTGCTTTACGCGCTTTGGCTGTACCACCATCGTTCCAGATGTTGACTAAATCACCAGCGGCTAAGTTTTCTGATGTGACGATAGACGCTGTATCTGCACCAATACCTACTGGCATCATGGTTTCATCTAAACGCCCGGCCGCATCTAAAGCCGCGAGTTTGCCGCTATCGCCTGCGCCTGCTGAACTTGTTGTACTGTTAACGATGGTTGAATCTAAAATCCCCGACGCATTTAAAGCCGGAATTTTACCTTCATCGCTTGCGCCTGCTGATGTGTTGACAGATGACTCTTCTGTAATCATCCCGTTGTTATTCTTTAAATACTTTCTAACTGCCATAACTGATACCTGTGTAAATATTGACGCTCATCGAATCGGCGGTTATCGCCGTTCCGAGTTGTTGTATAAATCCTGATGCCGGCACGGTCTGTGTCAGCGCCCCATTATTCGCTAAGTAAATCGGCATATCCGGGGTTAAACCGAATAAACCGTTTAGCTGCCCGCTCATCACCACATTGACCACACTGCCTGCTGTAGTTGAGTTCGCCGTTACACCTATTACCCGATTCTGATGCGCTGCTATTGCGCTGTCAGCATACATCGCCAACCCACCACTAGACACCACTGCACGATGCCCGCCTAAGTTTTCACCAGCAGCCATCTCGATTGTTGCACCACCGGATGGGCCTGCTATACCCTGCGGCCCCTGCGGCCCTACTAATCCGGCGGTGATGACCTCGACCGTTGTGTCTGGAAACTCAACGACTTGATCTGTGCTATTGACGATTAGTGTTGTCATTAAGCAACCGTAACTGCACCACTGATGGTGGCGTCTTCGCTAACGAGGTCGCCTGTAATTGTTCGGTTAGCATAAGATGTAACAGACTGGTTCAGAACAATATTGCCAGAGACTAGCGTGTTGACCTTGCCACTTGGTTCTGTGAGTTCTATATCGTACACAAACTTGCCTTTCCCAAGTGCTGCCGTTTGTACATCAGATACGGTCAATACCAGGTTTGGCGCAGCATCCGATAGTGCTATCCCATTCGTATGAGTTAGGCGTAATAAAGGGAGAACATCTGTTATCTTCTCCTTAATGTCGGCCTTCGCTGTGTACGCTGATATGTCTATCACATCGCCCGCACTATCTTTCCAAGTGAACGACATCTCCAGCGTATCACCTTCAAATTCTTCATAGTCAACGTAAGCCGTTGCTGATTTAATCTTTGTTGCCATGTTATACCTTCACAAATCCAGTTCCGGTTAAGTCATCTTTCGCCACTGTCGCTGTTCCATCTGATAGATAATGAATATCAAACTCAAGCATGAATGCGGTGTCATTATTCGTATCTGTCGTATCGCGCTCAAGTGATGCAATGATCATTCCGTCCGTTCTTACCGTTTTACCCGACATACTAGCCGGTGTGACCGCAGCACTTTCGGTAATGTGATGGGCGTATTGCGTAGAGCTTACAGTTGCATCGGGCAAAGTCGTGACATACTGTGTATCAAACGCATCATGTTCGTAGCCCTGAGCATAGCGCCAGGTTACTTTCCATTTCACGTTGCCTGTCGGGCTGACAGTGTTTAACGCCCAATGTACATGAAAGAAGAAGTCTGAACCTTCAACGAAGTCATGCGGTATATGGAATCGATACGTCGCTATGTTATTCGTTCCAGAACCGTCAAAACCCAGCTCGTATAAAGGCGCAATGAACACGCTGACACTAGGGCTTGCAGCCCCACCAGGCGTGTACCCGCCTGTCGGCTTCAGGTCGTGATAGCCGTTCCGCCTAACGAGTAGTGACTCTGTAGTGTTGTCAGACTTCTGTACCAACATCTTATGAGTGCTATCGCTCGTCGATGCTGTGCTAAAGCCGTTAATCGTTTTGTTTGCCATTATTTAAGCCCTAAATATTTAGCTAAAGTCAGCGCCCTCTTGTCGGCCCAAACCGCATCGACAATGGCTTGTATGTCTGATGTGTACAGCGGCCTATCGACAAAGTTACTCATCGACGCATTGCCCGCTACAAGTGACCCGCTACCTGTAATCTCTTGTGTGCCTGTAACCGTTACGCTTGCCGCTATATCCGCAGCAACCGGAACTAAAGCGCCTGATGCGGTGCGGATTAGAGCGACACTACCAACGACTTGTGAGTTGCTGGCCTGCAACGCACCAGAGCCAGCCACCACGCCATTAGTTGTACCTGCCCCTGCTAAGATCGCACTACTTGCGTCCAGGCTGCCCGATGCTTTGCGGGTTATCGTGATGTTGCTAGTAAGCCCTGCGACGCTTGCGTTAAACGTGCCGGTTGCGTGTCTTGTAACTGTTGTTGTCGCGCTGACGTTGCTATCGTTAGCGGATAATGCCGCCGATAAGTTACTGCCCAGTGTAGCCGTAGCAGTTACATCCGCCGCATTAGCTGTAAGGTTGCCGGATGCTTTGCGAGTGATGCTGGTCGCCGTTGCCAGATCAGCCGCATGAGCGGTAAGACTGCCGGAGGCTTGCCTTGTAACTGTCGCTGCCGCTGTTACGCTGGCATCATTCGCGGATAAGTTAGCAATAATGTTATCGCCGAGCTGCACAACCGCAGATATATCTGCTTGAGCATACTCGTAACCGGTAACCGCATTGCCTAACTCATCAACTAACGCATTACCCAGCTCATCAACGATGAAGGCTTTGACAACGCCAAGCTCACCCGATGCTTTGCGCGTGACTGTCGTCGTTGCGGATATTGATGCAGCATTGGCGGCTATTGCGCCTGTTGCGGTAACTCCGCTGCTTTGCGTTAGAACAAAGAAGGTTTTGCGGGGTTTTAGGATTTGGGAGGGGGCTTCGTATAAAGCAAAAACTTCATCTTCAGACAACGCTTTATCAAAAACTAGAAATCGTTCAAACGTTGCTCTTATATTTCCACTAAACACGGGCGTTGAGCCAATGTAAGTTAAACCGTTAAACCCAGAAAAAGAACAACTGTCGCTCGCACTGACAACAAAACTACCGTTTTTAAATCCAGTTTGTAGAGAACCTGTGTGAGTTAGTACGATTTCATTTGAAATCTCGCTTGTAAGACCTATGGTCGAATTAGTTTGAGAGCCGTTATCAAATGCAAAAGTTAAAACGGTACTATTTTCATATAACCTAATATCATCTGATCCTGCATACAGTATGCCGAAATATCTAGCAAAATTATCCCCTGACGTTCTATCTTTATATTTTAATAAAATTGAAATTTCTGAAAAATCAGAAATGGGTAAGATACCCAGATTGATATAACTAAAACTGCCGCTAATTAAAACGCCGTCATCAACATTAGATATATTTGTACCAACAAAGCCAGATGATGTGTTTGTAACTAAATCAACATTATTAGTTAAATTTCCAAAAAAATAACAATGCTTTAAATTTTTAGATAATTCATGCCCATAGTCAACCTCAACCAACCCCGTCGGTTTTTTATCCTTATATCTTTCCCAGCGGGGTACAAAAACCATCGTTATGCGTCAGTGTAGTTAATGCCAGTAAATTTAATCAAATTTCCAGAAGCCGCTAATGCTGCGCCCGAATTGTTAATACATCTAACTTTCCAGTATTTCGGAATATCTGTAATAGACAGTTGTTTTCTAACTGCTGTTGTACCGTTTAACTCAACACTGCCCAAATACTTCATGTTAGAAGTTTTCGCGGTGGTTGATAATTCCCCTGTAGCATTACCGCACAACGCATAAACCGCGACTGATCCGGTGGTTGCACCTGCACCGTTAAAAAAACAATCTAACAAACCCTCGACATACAAGTTTGACGTGTTATCGATTTCTGATGTACAAGTAGCGGCAGATGTATCGGCTAATGAATCTAGTTCTGTTGAAATTATGGTTGCTTGCGCTGCATAGCTCGGTTTGACTGTTGCCATCTTTACCCCCTTGCCATTGCAACGTGCCAGACACCGACATCTGGAAATCCCAGTAGCTCGGCTCGGCTAATCAGCTTATCACCAAGTGATAAGATCGCTGCTTTATCGGCTGCGTCAATCAACGAGTCGGTAATCAGAGCATCCAAAACAGCAGTCAATTTAGCTTCAACCGCAGATTCTGTCATATCGAAAGCCGGAAAGATTTCTAAAGCCCTTGTCGCCGCCGTTGCGCTTTCTAAAGCGCTAGACTCAATCGGCAGGAGTTTATCGACTAGCATGAGATATTTTCTAATATCATGCGATGAAATGCTTTGTTTAGCGTCAACGACTAGAGCATTCAGCGCTTGTGCCGCTTCTTCATCTGTCATTGTTGCATACGCAGCATCTTGCAGTTCTAGTTTCAGAATATCGTAGTTCATGGCATTACGCCGATGCTGAATAAGTCAACGAGTCAATAGCCACACTATCGCCCGGTGCAATCGTTGTTGATGACAATTCAATATCACCACCACCGCCCGTAGCTGTCACTGTGCCAGATAAAATGGTATTGCCGCCGGTTGTCGGCTCATCGTAGATCACGAACTTAGCCACCACGCCACCCGTAGCACTGCTGTCTGCTGTGATTGCGTTGGCAGTAGCTGTGCCGGTTGAAGCCGCGCCGAACGCTGTGGCACTGAAGGTTACTGTTGCAACCTCGACATCACCGGACGTTTGGAACTCTAAGCGACCATTAGCGCCTGCACCCGCATCTATCGCATTGACGACGTAATCAGCAAGCCCGTTGCGGATAGTTGTACTGTGTACTAAAGCCATTATTTATTCTCCTTTGGAATCACACGGCCTTTGCCGCTTACTTTACCGTTTTGTGTTTGTGTCATCGCTACACCTCTATTTATAAACCGTTCAATCGCAATATCGTCTGCTATCGCCATGTTTACCCCTTATAATCGGTGATCTAAAAACCATGCCAGTGCAGCGCCTACGGCAACCATCACCGACCATATTAATTTAGCCTGATTGCGTATGCTGTTCAGGCCGTTATTCAATTCTTCTCGAGTGGCATAAATTTGTGCCGCGTGTTCCTTCAGCGTCTCTTGCGCGTGAGAGATTTTTAAATCGGTATCTTTAGGTATCGTTACTAAATCACGCTCAATAGATGACAATTTTTTTGCTATATCATCGAGCTTATCCGCTTGCGTGCGGCTTTCTTCAAACTCTCGCTGAATATGCTCTTTCAGATGACTGTCCACTGATTCGAGCTTGTCAATCATGCGCGTTGTCGCTCCAGTATAGTCTCTCTCGTGTTTTGTTAATTCAGCTTCAAGTTTGTCGAGTCGGCGTTGGGTTGAGGTGAACGACATCATTTTTTCCATTCACGAATAATTTTTTCACCACTTCGCCCTAAAACATAACCGCCTATTCCTACCTGCACAATATCAAGTAAACCCATCACAACAGACTCCGGTAAATTTGGCGGTGTAAATCCTAGCCAATGCGCTCCGACTAAGCCTGCGAACCACAGCATCAGCAGGGGTCGCCAATTCCGTTGTAGCCAGCTCTCGCCCTGCGCTTCAGCTAAGATCACTTTAACTGCTTGCTCAAGCTCCTTGCTCTGATTTCCCATCAATAATTTTTGAATCTCAAAAGAGATTCGATCCCGCTCAGCAGCGTCTGGCACTACCTTGTCAAGCACCCCTTCAATCAAGGTCGTGATAGGTGCAACAAGCGCTTGCCACATTACCAATACTCTCCGGTTCGCATCTGCTCAGCTAGCTCCGTTGCCCTAACGCCCACCTGGTTCGCCCAGACACTGTTCAGCATTTCCTCTGCGGCTTTATCAAAGTCAAAATCCTGTATCGCCCGCAGTGTTTTTCTGAACAGCAATAACTTATAAATGCCCAGATTAAAGCACATATTGATCAGAACATTTAACCGGACGTCATCTAACAGATCAGCACCGCTAATATGTTTCAAGACATCCTTTCTGGCCCGGGCAACGTCCTGCCTTAAAAGCTCCAGAGCTTCAGACTGATTGATGCCTACGTCGTCCAGATTTCTACCGTACCCGATTGTCAGCTTACCAGCAGAACATTTATACGGCTTAGATCGAAACCCTTCGTGCCTTTTAAGCTGTTCGATTAAGATATCCATCATAACCACCTTGAGATAACTCGTTTAGGCCTTTGCTTACGCTGCCATTCTATCCGTCTGGCTTCAGGTCTTGACCCAAAGCGTCTCTCAAACTCTTGCTCGAATCTCAACGCCCTATCCACGGAGAGGGTATCTGCGTCTTGTTTGGCATAAGCCCTAAAGCACACCCAATCTACTAAATAGGAATGATGGAATCGTGGTATTTCTGGCTCGTCTGCATCCGAAGCCATATCCTCTAACGGCAAGCGGTACGTTGTTAAGCGCAGCACTTCGTCTTTAACCGGAGAAGGATATAAAGTTAACCGGTTGCTCAACGCGCCATCGGTTGTAAAGTGATCCACATCCATGATGTAGTGAGTTGGATCTCCGGTGCTATCCTGCCAGGCAGGATCTATCAGATCTAACTCGTGGAAACTGGTTTTACTTAAAGCCCGTTTTGTAGTCTCTAAGTATGCACGCTCTATAAAGAACACGCTGTCGTGGAGCTCATACTGTGAAGTATCAGCGATGACGTTAACTTCAGCAACGTCAGGTGTGGTCGAATCAATATTAAGACGCGCACGAATACACGCTTCGTTAACCGCCTCGTTAATGAAGGAATTCAGCTCGTCATCCGACCATA